ATAGATGGCGTAATAGATGGCGTAATAGATGGCGTAATAGATGGCGTGACTGTTACAGTTGCTGAAGGTGTTATTGTTGGAGTAATTGTTACAGTTACTGATTGTGTTGGTGTAACGGTTGAAGTATAAGTTGGAGTTATTGTAGGTGTGTTTGTTGGAGTGACTGTTGGAGTTATTGTAGGTGTAACAGTAGGTGTGCGTGTAATTGTTGGCGTTTGTGTGATTGTTATTGTTGGAGTTGATGTAATTACAAAGGATGGTGTTACGGTTGGAGTTGGTCTTGGTGAAACTGGTGCAACATATACATGTATACCTGATATGCTTGGTGATTGCATTTCCATTGCACCTCTCCATGAGCTAACAAATGGAACAACACTACTTTTAGTTAATAGTGAATAACCAGCTTCATTTTCCACAACAACATCAATATATCCAGTTGTTTTTGGAATTTGTGGTAATGTAAATGCAACATAATTTTCTTTATAAATAAATATAGGTATTATAATTCCACTAAAAGGTGGATTATTTGCAGATAAATTTTTAATATTAAAAAAATTATTTATATAAGTTAAATTATCAAACATATTAAGGTTTGATGCACTCAAATAAACTGCTGTTAAATTTTTAAAATCTTTTCCGTAAATTAAAATGTTTAAATCTTTTTCTGTAAAAAATGCAGAATTATTTAAATAAATTGTTTCATGGTTAACTCCATGTATTAACGGTTTTGCATATATAAAAAATTCTTCACTCATTATTATGCTCCTGTTCCAAATATATCTTCAAAATTAGTTATAAGTGAAGATGTTTCTGGTGTTAATGTTCTACCATCATTTAAAAAATAATCTGATTGTATCGTATATATTTTTTTATAAGGATCTCCCACTTTTTTAAAGAACCAACCTTTAATCGTAAAAGTTGTTTCTGCTGTTATTCTAAATGGTGCAGTTGGTGCTAGATCTTGAGGATATGATATATTGACATTACCACTCCACAAAACTTCATTTCTTAATTCATAAGGAATAGATGAATTATGAATATTTGGAATTTTCCAAGAAATTACAACATAAGGATCTGTGTATGGAATAAAATTATTTAATATCTGATCCATGTCCAATTGATATCTTGTAACAATTGTCATATTAACATTAATGTTAATTGGTACTGGTTGTAATATTTTTTTAATTAATGGTTCTGTATTTGATTCCTGATATTGAATATTGAAACCATCATTTTTGTTAAAAACACGAGTTTGATCTCTTGATATACCACCAATAGTAACAGCTACTACTGGAACTGTTAAACCACCCGGTGCTGGATTTTTTAAACTATTGTAAACTCTTTGTTTTGGAGAATAAACATATAAAACTTTAAATCCACTTGTTGGTGCAACAAGAGTATTTGTATGATCATATCTTTTTATGATAATATCATTAAATGCACCAATAAATTGTTCTAAAAGTGTTTGAGTCTCAAACCCAAAGGTGTAATTTTTCATCCAGTATTACTTATTAGGTAATAACGTCTTTATATAATCAAAATCAATAACTTTTCGGACACAATTACAAAGTTCATAGGCTAATGTATTGGTATCTCTACCAAAATAACCTCTATTTAAACATGTCTTACATTTTTTTGGTTGTTCTTTTAATGGAACTTGACCAATATCAAGTAATTTTACATCATCAATAGGTACAGTATAATATGTACCTGAAAATACGCTATATATCAATTTTTCCACTTGCATTTATCAATAATATACTATCCCAGAACTTATTTCCACTTATTTTTTTAGGATACACTAATAAATTATTTTCAATTTCTGGTGCATGTTTAGATAAAGTTTTAATTCTATAATCAAAATAAATTAAATTTTCATCTTCGTGTATTTCTACATCATATGGAATTGGTAATTCAATTTTTTCTTTACTTTTCTTAATAGTATCCATTACTAATGTAATATAAAAGTTTTTTTGATAAAATAAAACAACTTTGCCTTGTTTATAAGGTTTATTTTTTAATTCTAATGTAATATTTTTTTGTAAAAGATATTTACATGCTTTTTCAATAGTAGTTCCATGTATTGTCATATTAAGTGTCTATATATTGTCTTCTTTGTTCACGAGTCATGGGTTTTATAACTTTATCGAAATAATCTATAAAATCTTCAATAGGTTCCGCTTTCATTGTAAATGGTGGAGGCATTACATACGCAGCTTTTACTGGAACATTTCTCCAATCTTGTCTGAAAATATCCCAAACAGTAACTAACCCTTTTGATTTTGCATTATATGGTGGTGATTGTAATGGTGGTTTAAAATTTAACGTTCTTTTACCAAAATCTGAATTTAAAAGTTTTTTATTTAAAGTACACAACATTCTTCTTGTTACACCTTTGTATTTATTTAAATTACCTCTTGGGTTAAATACAAGTTCAACTACACATTGATTGCACAATAAGAAAAAACCATCAACACTATATGATTTGGATACATATACTGGTGGTTTTGGTGTTTTCTGTAATGCAACTTTTTTAACAGGCATTTATTATTTTTCTTCTTCGCAAACACCAAATATTCTTGATTCATTCAAAAATACAATATGTTTTAAATCGTTAAGATTGGCAACTTGTATTCCTTTATCATTTGGGAATACAATTATATCGCCTTCTTTAACAGTCCTGCAATCAGGTCCAGCAAGAACTACCTTTGCTAACCTCCATGTAAAATTAACAGCATTAATTGGAACCCAAATAGCTCCTCTTTTTATTTCTGTACCGTCATCATTAAGGTCAATAAACTGACACATTAAAATATCATCTAAAACTTTTGTAAGTTTCCAGCCTTCAAGGTTAAAACTATTTCCTTGATAATGGTCAAGTTGAACTTTACCGCCGATGCGGTCTTCTTGTGGAGGTCTAGGTATCATATTGCATTTATTTAGTATAGATACTAAATTCTGCAAGTGTTTCTTTGAATAATTCTATTTCTCTTTGTGAACATTCCATTAAAGATGCCATATTAACATCTTCTTCATGTTCTTTGTCTTTAACTTTCTTTTTAATATAAACTAATCTTTTCTTATATTTCGGTAACAACAATCTATAAAACTTTTCTATATCAAAATCTTGTGTACGTCTACACCATTTATTAGTTGTTAGATTTATAATCCTACAAAAACCACCATTAGCCATAGATAACCACCTATTAACTAAAAATATCGGTGGTTTATAATCTTTTGGTGAAACGTTTTTGTTTTTTAAAACAAAATCTATAAACTCAAACAAATTATTATCTTTATATCTCACTTTTTATAAAATTTCTTAAATATTTCAGCACTCTGATGCCATTCTGGTGAATTCATACTATCACCAAGACCAAAGTGAGTCAACTTTATTGGTGCTACACCAATTTTAAGTTTATTCTCGTTAGCTTTTAAACAGAAAGTTATATCATAATGGTGAAAACTGAATTTTTCATCAAAAAAAGTGTTAGTATCAAGTATTTTGGCAGTATTAACTGCAATAAATAGACCATCAATTATTAATGCTCTTGAATCTGTTAATCCAAATATTGAAGTCCAAACATTTTTACCATTTGAATGTGCAACTTCACCCACATGATTGTCTCTACTAGACATTAAATGCCATGCTGCAACCTGTGCAGATAAATCACAGGTAGTTGCACCTGCTAAACCAACAATATCATACTTTTCAAAAGCAATATTAAGCTTTTCTTCAAGAAAAAGATCATCAATTAACACATCATCATGTACAAATATTAATTTTTTATCTCTATTTGTTTCATTTAAAAATGGATTATATACACTAGGGAGACCTTTTGTATTTTCATATATGATTTCACATGAATTTGTATAACCAGCTTTCTCTAAAAAAAGACCAATTTGTGATTTTTCCCAAAAATCATTATGATTATATTGAGTTGCTACTATAAATTTATAATTATTTGATGAATTAGACATAACTAAGAGTAAATATATCATATATGGCAACAAAAGCAAATAAGAAAATCATCAAAAAGAAAGGTGGCGTTGCGGAACCACCTAAGAGATTTAAAGATAAATCTACAGAAAAAGCTGTTGAAAAAGTAAAACGTCTTTCAGCAGGATTAGATGAATCTCATAAGCCATTCGCATCAAGATTTTTATTTTCTCTTATTAAAGAACAAGAAGAAGCTCCTATTGAAGCTGATCCAGTTGAGGGTGAAGGTGCAGAATTTAATGATACAAAATCACCAGAAGAATTTTCACCAGAAGGAGATAAGGAAGCTTTTGATCAATCATTAGAACCACAAACAGATCCAAATCAATTTGAAACTGAAGGTCTTCCACCAGAAATGACATCTGATACAATTAACAAGATTCAAGAATGGTCTGGTAAGCTTAATGATTTTGCAGAGTTTTTAAATGATCCTACAACAAACTCACTTCACAAGGTTCTTGCTGATGGTGATAGAGCAGGTAGTCTTCTTCGTGGTGTAACTCGTAAAGCTTCTGATTCAATTACTCGTATCGCTGGTGAAGTTGAAAAACTTAAAGAAATTCTCAACACCTACATCATCACAGCACCTAAGAAGATGCGTGATACGGAACAATTAAAAGCTGGTAGTTAATCATGAAAGATAAAGATCAAGTTCTTTTAGAAAAAACTTATGATGATGAAGTGAGAGATCACTCAAGGTTTAGTCATAAACCAATGCCAAAAGATTGGGATAAAGGTTTTGAATATCCTATAAAAATTGGTGCTAATGGTCATGAAGTGCCATTTCAAAAAGATAACAATTGGTATTTAAGAGTTTGGAATTCAAAAACCAAAAAACATTATTTATATTCTTATTCAGAAGACATGTATTACCCTG